TTGTGCTACACAAGTGCCATGCTCTTGATCGTAATTCTTACCTACATGCTGTTTAAAAGTTTTTGGCAATGTAACAGGCATAAGGGTTCTTACAGAATAGTCTCTCGGATCTGGAGGCGATGGGATAGCTCCTATCTTATACATGATTAAACTCCTTTTTAAATATGTTTATCGTTTCATTCGAAATATCGCCAAAAATGCGAAAAATACCCCGAAACCTAGAATTACACAAACACCCACTATAGCAGCCGTTATCGGAGCATCTCCAGTCTTGGGCAGTACCATGTTTTCAACGGGTTTTACGGTAGCACTCTGAGCCTTCCAGCTTACTATTTTTTCAGTTTCGCAAATCTTGCCGAAATTTCGGAGAAGTACCTCGTCGCTCATTACTATCCTTCCGCCATAGACGTCTTCTAGTGTCATCTCTAGCTCGTTTAACTTCTTGGTTAGTTCAAGAGCGGTACCATTAAACCTTACATCTGTGACGATATTGTTCACTCGTGTAAAAGTCAGTTCGCCTATCTGGACTGTATTCCCGTTAACAGTAACTTTATCAGAGCCAAAATAAAGTTCATTCATATCAGTCTTTTCTGTAATCTTGACCTGAAGGTAAGGGTCGTCTCCGGTCACCTTGGCCTCATGAAGACCATTAGAAAGGGTTCGAGTATACTCTAGGTCATGCATAAAAAGCTCATAACCATCGAAATCGTTATTATCCTTATCCCTTACAGAAAGCGAAAAATAAACCTTACCGTGCTTCTTCGCAACGGCATTCAAATTCTCAGTAAAAGCTGTGCCCAAATCAGAATTGACCACTTCATACTTATCCGCCTGAATATTGTAATAGGTGGAATTCTCTACATTTAGCGTCTTCCAATTAAGTGCCAACGCCGATGACATTGAAAAAACAAGTATCATAGTAATAAGAAGTGCTATAATCTTTTTCATTTTGATTTTTCCTTTCTTGTATCTATTAAAGGCATTCATATTAAGTCGTAACGTCTATCTTTGCGTATCCGCCCCTTGCATGTACGGTCCCCTGACCGTTTATCGTGCAATTCGATACGAGCAGGTACTCATAATCCGGGCCATGATTTACACACTGCGCAGAAGTTCTTACGCACTTATTGTCCACAAATATACCGTACTTCTCACTTCCCCCCAGGATGGGGCTTATCTTTGTATGCAAAATTGCAGTATCACCTTCCAAAACGGTATAAACTCCATTTTCCGTAATTATCTCATCGTTAATCTTCACGTAACGTTCACCAAATAATCCGGAATTATCCCATGTACCAGTTAACGTGACGGTCAAATTAGTACTCGGAGGTAGCAACATTCTACGTTGTTTAAAAAAACGTCTGTCCATAAGTTACACCTTTAAGTTGAAACGTTAGGCTCAACTACTTTCCTAAATATTGCAATTTTATCTTTTATAGAAATTTCAAAAGTTGCGCCAGGAGTATTCCAGTTAGGAACATCGCCGATTCTTCGCATATCTTCTGGAAAACTAATGTTATTATTAGTCCCATTAGATAAAGTCAATGTGATCCAACACTCAAAATATTGACTAGCTGGCCAAAGAAACTCTATAGTAGAAACATTGGTGAGATAATACTCATTCGCGTCGGCTAGTGTTATGGTAGCTGGATTTTCAGTATAAGTATTGCGAGTAAAAATTCCAGGGTCTCCCTTAAGAGCCAACACCTCTTGCCACTCATTCGTAGCTTCATTCTTAATTTTTAATATTCCCATAAGGACCTCCTATGGATTATGTAACTTCAACCCATTTACTACTACCTGTTCGCGGTTTGTAGACTGATGATTTAATATGCTGGCTTATACATTTCCAAGTTTTTCCATCATGTACAACAATGGTATCTTCTGCTATAATTTTACCGTCTTCTATATCATTCCAAACCAAATGAGGTGTGACGTTTTCTTCCCAATATATCCCTATATTTGCCGGATCTGTAGGGTTTTTTCCTTTACTATATCTAATTGCTATATATCCACCTTCTACAATATCACCAGCAATATATCGTGTTTCGGGATCCCAAGCAGCCCCTTGCGTTGGTATTGGTGTAAGACCAGATCGGGCAGCAGATAATACCTCTTCAAGTTCGGCTTGAGCATTATATAGAGCAGATGCTCCGTTTATTTCATCAAAACTAACAGTCTCAACATCTGGAAGTTCAGCTCGTCCGGCAAGATGGCAAATATAGTCATTATTCACAACTACTCCAGTTGCCTCATCATCGGAGCATAAGCAATATATTCCATTAGACTGTAATTTTACATAGCGAATAACATCTTCGTAGGATAGG